ATTAAATTCTACTTGTACATAATCTCCTACTGTCCAGCCTTTACCTCCATGCAATAAATCAATAGTTGTGGTATATCTACAGCTATAATTAGAACCATTTTTATCAGGTACAGCTTGACCAGTAGTAGTGAGTCGAAAATATAAATCAGACCTATTAGCACCAATAGTTGAATAACTAAGACTTGAATTAGCTATTTCACCAAAGTTTGTTTTTAATGCACTATTACTTGCAGATGCAATATTAGAACCTCCAAGGTATAAGGTATGACCAGTACTTCGTACAATTATCCTATTTAGGTGTGTTGTATAATCACCTTCATTTTTCCACCTCAATAAAACACTACCAAATCCTTGTGTCGAATCATCTATTGTTTCTGTTCTAAAACCATTACCTTCAAAAGTAAAAGGAAAATCATCAAAAGAATATTCATTATCTGGAACTGCTCCAACTGATAAAGCATTAATCCACGAGGCAAACCCAGATGCTGATACACCTTCACCATCTACATCATCAGGATTTAACATTAAAACTGGTTTTCCACTATAAATTTGTGAACTTGTTACCTCAGAATCTGCAGTATAAATTGTGTCTGAGATATGAGTCCAAGTATGATCACCAAGGATAGTATCACCACCACCTGTAGCTGTTGGTGGATTACTGCCTGAAGCAGTGTGATTGTTGTTAGCTATATTTGTTAATTTATAAACACTTTGATGAGCATTCTCAGGAGCTGAACCTGGTCTACCAGTTACAAGATCACCTTCTCGATAATAAGTTCCAGTAGTCCATTCTGGTGGGCAATAAATTAATTTATAATTTTCACTACCATCACTATGTACTAAATTAAGATCTGGTTCTCCTCCAATTTTTATATCTTTTAATACAAATTGTGTTTTATTATGTATATTGTTTGATCCAACGTTAAATATTTTAGTACCAACATTCGGGCAGCTACTTTCATTACTTAACCATGATTCATGAACACTTAATCTAGTAGCCGTTTTTATAGGTTCTGTAGTATTATCATCATATAAGTTAACTGCATACTGACTAGCATAAGCTACTTTCTTTAACTCTATAAAAGCTTGTGGAGGTTGGATTGGTTCAACAGTATCTGACATAGCAACAGTCTTATTTCTGTTGGTTATGTAGGTGAAGTCGTTTAGGGTAAGAGTTTGTAGATCTTGATCAGATAGGTGTATTAGGTAATTACTTTTTGCACTATGAACAGTAATACCATTTAATACGGTTCCCTCTCCATCAACTGTAAATTTTTTATTCGTAAGTATAGACGTAACTTTATAAACACCAGATACAGCTCCATTTGTATAGGTTGCTAAATCTAAGTAAATAAGGTCTCCTACACTATAACCGTGATCTGTGGTTAGAGTTACAGTTATCACTCCAAAACCATCTCTAGCATAAGATCCTGCTTTTGTTATTGTTAGGTTATCTGTAACATTTACTGGATCACCAGCATTATGTTGTACTCCATTTATAGTTATACCATTACATCTCCACATCTTTATTTGACCATCTGATCCTTGTATCTGACCTATATACTGTTCATTCTCATCTCTATAGTAATGAAACCATTTACTACTAGTTGTATAAGCTCCAAGATCATCACCTATCAACTTACCTCCAGGTCTTTTAACTAGACCTTGTGTGACATCAGGTAAGACATTCTTAGCTACTGTTAATTGTCCTGGTGTTTTTAATTCATCTGGTTGTTCTGATATACCACTAACATAGTTCGGTATTGTTTGAGTTATACTTGTCATTATCTCCTAAGTGCATTGTAAGGTTGATATGGTAGATATGAACTTTCATGTGGTAATCCAAAGAATGTATGATCTCCTTGATCACATTCGTATTCCATGCAGGCAGCCCTAGATTGTGCCTCTTGTACTTGTAATAACTTAACTAGCTCAGGGTTAGAAACAAGCTGTGTAGCAGCTCTTACAGAGGCTCTGTAGATGACATACCGTCTGAATACTGGTGGTAGATTTTCAAAGGTAAATAGATGAGTTATATCTAATGAGAGATCACCATCAAATTCATAGGTATGGTTCACCAAATCATATAGTTTTCCATTCCTTCTAACTACATCTTTTGTTTTTCTATGACCATCATGTAAGTCATATCTTAAATATGTATTAGGTATAGTTATCTCTTTTGTTGTTGGATCAGGTGAAACCTTTACATGATATTCCTTATTGAAATGCCATCCTTCATTCTGAACATCTTTATTAACTTCACTTAAGATGTTATAGATAAAGGCAATCTCTGGGTTTGAATAGTTAATTGCAGTTATTGGAGCTTGACCAATGCTACCCAAGATTGAATTTATTGCGGATAGTTCGGTATCGTTATCAATTGTTGTGGTAGCCATAAATATTTTTTGGTAAAAAAAAAGGGAGCCATTAAGACTCCCATATAAAATAATAGTATTTAAAAATTAACTAAAGTTAATATCTTCTGCAGTAGTACCAGTACCATCGTATCTAGATACAGAAGTACCATCCCAACTACCAGTAGCTGTAGAAACATCTACACCAGCTACAAGTTCAACAGCAGCAGCAGGATTTAAGAAGTCTGCTCCCATTGCTAAACGTCCCAATATTACATCTCCTTGGTAGACCACGGATACGTCACCAGAGGTAACTTGTACTTGAGGTCCGATTGCTTCAACTACACCGCAAGCTTCTTTCTGGAAAATAAGCCCACAAGAGTTAGCGAATTTATTTGCAAGACCGTAGTTGTTAACAGTCCTTTGAGCTTCATTTGCACTAGCTGTTGCAGCAGGTGCTGAAAGAGCATGTTGGTCATCCATTGTTTGACCAACGAAAGTACCTTCGTTGTCGTTTGAAGCACGTGGATTCAAAGATGAATCAGTACCAAACTTACCAAAGAACGGAATGTTCATTGACTTGTAGATCTTGATACCTGCAATTTCAATTATGCCATTACCAGACTGTAAGGCTGTACCTTGTACATCACGGTTGATTAAACCAGATGTCATTACACCAGAACTTACACTATTAATAAGTGCGTAGTACTGTCTTGGGTTAATAACAGCTACCCTACCATCACCACTTACTCCCTTTTCATCAAGGATAGCAGCAGCGTCATAGAAAGCGTTAACCAGGTTTGTTACACCATAAGCATCTTTCTTGTCTGTACTAGTATCTGCCCCAACCTTTAATACACTACCACCTGGCTCTACATAGCTACCCATAGAGACTGGGGAAGGTTGTCTAGCAGCTTTAGTTATAGCTCTAAAGATTCTGCGATCATAGTTTTCAGCTAAAGCATAACCAATCTTACGAGAGATTTCTCCTCTTAAGTCATAGTGAGAAAGAACCTCATCTAGCTCATACACGAAAGCTGAACTGATAAGGAGGTCATCGCATGTGATAGTTTTTTCAGCTACTGGAGGAGCCTTCTGATCGTTACCAAGAATGCTTTGACCAGGAACATGAAATTCACTTTTTGTACGTCCCGTGAAGATGAACTGTAAAGATTTACCGTTCTTCAAGGTTCGTTTTGTTACTAGATCTCTAGCAATTGTGTTGTGCTGGAAGCCTTTAAACATTTCACCTGAGAACAATTTCAGGTAAAGTTCTCTTCTTGCTTCTGTAGTAGTATCTGCACCATTATCAGCACCACCCCACAATGGTCCACTAGCATTAGCAACGTTTGTTTGTTGTGCCATTTTTCTTTAATTTAAAATGTATTGAATGTATATTTACCCTTGAGCTCAAATTAGATTAATCATTTTTGTGGTCTTTCCCACCGTCTAGACGGCTAATAGGTATCCTGCGTACAGGGCTAAGAGCCAAATTAGGATGAGGTCCGACACTGAGGTGCCTCATCCCTGTGATATTGAAGATGTGCTGCTTCAACAAAAATAAAAAAGGATAGAAGTCCGAAGACTACTACCCATAATTCATTAATCTTTTTCACTTAGAAGCTGAACTTAGCTCCTAGCTTTGTGCCATATGTATTATCTGTATCTTCGTTAAACAAGTTAGCGAATGATACTTCACCATATACACCTAGCTTTTCTGTAGCAGATACAGAACCACCAATTTTACCAGTAGTTACTGAGTCAGAATCAGCCCCATCAACAGCGTTGATAGTTCTACCACCTTGGATGTAATAAGCTAGTTTACCAACATCACCTTCAAAGCCTACGTGTAGATCAGTAGATCTAGACTCATAGTTAGAAGCTGTATAGTTAGCATTAGTTTCTACGTTGACATATGGACCAGCCATTGCAGGTGTAGAAGCAAGGG